GCGGGGCGATCGGCGGGGGTGATTTGGCCGACGAACCGATCCCCGTCCCACAACTCGACGACAGTCACGTCCGGGCGGGTGGTCGACGGCGCGAGGCGGAATGTGATCATGGTTGGGGTTGCTTCTGGTTTTGGCGTTCGTCGAGGATGCGGTCGATAAGCGCGACCCGGCCATCGACGAACCGGGCGTCGGCGCCGTGGGCCTTGTCGGCGACGAACGCGGCGCGGAGCGTTTCAAGTTCGACCGTGCCGATGCTCTGGTAAAACGCGACCGTCACCGGATCGGGATCGGGCATGGGGGATTGTAAGTGCGCGCGGCAGGGCTCGAACCTGCGACACCCGCCGTGTGAAGGCGGTACTCTACCAACTGAGTTACGCGCGCGAATGCCGGAACCGGCGCCGAGTGGTTCGAGGGTTGTGCAAGTCGTTGCGTTTGCGCATGTTATCCCCGACAATGCGTGTGTGTGAAAAACACGCTCTGAACGCCGGAATCCGCTGAAACCTTAAGAAAACCGCCGAAAAACCGCGATTGACTGCGAACCACGACACCCGAAAACATCCAGCTTTTTCCTAACAATTCCGAGTCTGTCGCACTGCGAACCAACGAGGGCCGGTTCGAAAAGCACGCGCTCTGTACGGCGAAAGATCGAGCGAAAAGACAAGCACGCGCTCTGAAGTTCACGAAGCACACGCTCTGAATGCCTTTAGAGCGCGTGCTTGTAACGCACGAGGTCTATGGTTCGAATAACCGGGCGCGCGGCGGCGGGTGTTCGGGGCATCAACGAAAAGGGCCGCCCGACGTGCAGGGCGGCCCTCAGAACGACGATCGGCGGGTCGGTCGACTACTCGGCCGCGCCGCCCTTGATGACGCGCAGGGGCGCCACGGGCACGAGCGGGCGTTCGAACAGGTCATCGAGGTAGCGGGACAGGGCGGTCATGGCCTCGCGGACGAGCGGCGACACGGCGGCGGCGGTGTAGATGGCCGTCGTCGTCGCGTTGTGGTGGTCGAACGCTTTCACGAGCCCGGGATTCTGTTTCACCTTGAACCCCGCATCGACGACGCCGCCCGAGGCGATTTGCACGGCCGTGCCGAGCGAATGTTTCAGGTGATACAGCGTCATCCCCGCGAGGTCGACCGGGACGCCGCGCGCCGTGAGGTTGGCTTGTACTCGGGCGGCGGCCGCCTTGAACGCGTCATTGAGGGGCGAACACGAGAATCGACCCCACGCCCGCTTATCGGCGGCGAACGCCCGCATCGCGGCGACCCCGTAGGGCGTCAATGAAATCGTTTCGGGCGGCGGGACGCGTGTCATGCGGCCCTTGCGGCGCACGGTTTTGGTGAGCGTGATCGCACCCGCGATCATGTCCTCGCGCGTCGCGTCGGGGACGTCGTGAAACATGGTCAGCGGGTCGAGCTCGCTCAACTGCATCGGCGTGATCGGCACGTACGCGAGAACCGCGAGGCGCAACAGCGAGCGCGTCGGCGTGCGCCCGTGCCCGGTCGGGAACTCTTTCAGGATCTCGCGGACGATTCGCATGTCTTGACCGGCGAGCGTGGGGCCGGGCGTTGGCCGCATGGCGACCGTCGCAAGCGGGTTGACGGCGGCGGGCACGTCGACATTGATCACACTGAACAGGTGCACGAGCGCGGCGCGGTAATGATTCGACGTCTGCGCGAACTCGGTCGGGTTGCGTTCGCGGTCGGTCGGGGCAAACGCGATCCGGAGGATCTCGCGGATGCGTTTGAGGGTATCCGCGTCGATCGTCGCGAGCTTGTCCCGCTTGATGACGCGCACGTCACCGATCGTGCGCCCGCGATCGGGCGTCGCCTCGCCGCGGGCGCGAGCCTCGGCCTCGGCGGTGACGGTTTCAACGCTGAGCACCGCAGCGTCGCGCGCCACGGGTTGCGCCATCCACCACGCGAGGCGTTGGCGGCGTACCTTGGTCGTCGTCGGCGTTAAGTCCACGTCGGCGAAGTAGCGGCGCACGAGGGCGCCGAGCGTGTCGCGATCGGGCGGCGGATTGATCGCGCGCCGCGCCGTGAGACGTTCGCGCGCCTGTTCGACCCATGTCGCCATCACGGCGACGTCGGTCCCGGGCGGGAAAAACGCGTATTCCTTCAGGCGGGTTTTCCCCGACCCGACCGACACGCGGGCCTCGAACCCCGACCCGCTCGAATGATGGAACACGCACGCGGGCAACGCCGCGGCGGGTGGTTGCAGTTTCATCGAGGATCTCCGTTTCGTTGAATCGGGAATTGTGCGACGACGGTCGCATTGGCCTCGTATCCGCCGTCGACGTTCAACAGGCGCACGATTGCCGTTTTGGTCAGATGGATAAGGGCGACGCGCTCGACGTCGATCGTGTTGGCATCGCGGTAAATCTCGCCGTCGATGTCGCGGGTCGCTTTGCGCGCGAACGCGACCGCCTCGCGTTTCGTGGCGAAGTAGAGCGCGCGATCGCCGTCCTGCGGGTCGACACGATAGACCATCATCGGACACTGCCCGCGTGCACGACGTCGGCGACCGAGTCGGCGCTCGTCTCGTCGAGATCGAACAGCAACAGGAACATCCGCCGCCGCGCCGCCACGTCGGCGACGCCGTCGACGCGACTAAACACGGTGCGGTACGCCGCGTCGACCGGCGCCGCCTGTAACGCGTGCACGCGCTCGAACCCGAGGCCGAGCTCGCTGAGCATGATCGCGTCGGCGGTGGTGGTGTCGTTCGGGTCCATCCGTACGAGGCGCCGCTCGAAGTACGCGCGCGAGCGGGCATAGGCGTTGACGGCGGACGCCGTCGGCGCCGGGCCGGGTTGCGCGAGTGAGGCGGGCGCCGGGCGGAACACGATCGCGAGGGCAATCCCCGCGGCGACGAGGACGCCAAGTTCGACGCGCGTCATCGGTCGCCCTCGATCGCTTTGAAATAGTCGTCGAGGCGCATCTTGATCCACGACTGGCGCGGGATGCCGAGGCGCAAGGCCTCGGCATCGATGCGGCGCAACATGTCGAGCGGAAAATCGACGTTCACTTTGAACGTCTTGTCGCCACGCGCGGCGGCGCGGCGGGCGGCGGTCGATCGGGTCATTGCGCACCGCCGTTCATACGATCGGTGAGGAGGCGGATTTGCGCGCTCTGTTGCAGGACGATCGTTTCGAGGCGGTGTACCGTCTCGCGGACGTCCTCGTAATCGGTGTGCACTTGGAGCGCCGCGTCGACCGTTTTCTTAATAGCGGTCCCGGCGGCGACCAAAGCTTGATTGGCGACGATTAAGGCGTCGGCCGTTTCTTTCAGGCCTTCGTACATGTGGCGAATCGGATCGGTCATATGTCAAGTATACCTCACGCATACTCGCCATGCACGGCCGCTAAGTCTCGCCGTCGGCGCGGGTTGCGGGCGGCGGATCGGGCCGTTGGTCGCGATAGACGCGAAATTCGCTCAAGAGGCGCGCGGCGTCCTCGGGCGTGCCCTTGATGCACTGCGCGACGAACCCGGTCAGAAACGCATCGGCGAGGGCGGCCGACGCGCCGTTCATCAGGTTTGTCGCGAACGCGGTCGCCTCCTCGGGCGTGATCTGGATCGATCGCGATCCGAATTGAATCCGCACGAGCGGGCGCCCATCCCGCATCGACACGACCGACGACACGTTGAGGAGATCCTCGCCGCGCGCCGCACGGTGATACGCGATCTCGTTGATCATGCTGACGACGAGATCACGGCGGAGCGTCACCGACCCGTCCGCGCCGAACGGCCGCGCGAGCTCGGTGATCATGTCGATCTCGGCGTCGGTCAGTTGGTGGATCGTCGCGTCGGACATGACGGGTTAACCCTCCTCCTCGTCGTCGCGGCCGAACTCGTGATCGCGGACGATCGCGACGTCGCCGACGATCTCGTGTGTGACGCCCGGATGGCAAATCGCGTGATACAACCGCGTCGCCTCGGGGTTGACGGGTTTTTTCGCGCGGACGCATTTCCGCTCGATGCGAAACGCGTGCATCAGGCCGCCCGGCCCGGGTCCGGGTCCGTGGTCGACGAGCTCGATGTCGTACCCGTCGTCGTCGACGAGCATCACGCGCCCGTCGCGGAGATTGACGACGTCGAGCGTCTCGGCGCCGATCAAGGTGCCGATCGCGCGGAACGCAAACCGCGGCTCGCCCTCGATCGTGTGGATTTCCTCGGTGCCGTTCGTGCGGATGATCTGGACGGTCAACGCGTCCTCCGTTTGGTAAACCGATCGACCGTGACGAACACGACGAGGCGGAGGCGTTGCGCCAGTTGCCCGGCCGCGAAGTGATCTTTGTGGCGATCCCAAAACCCGCGGCAACACACGCCGCGGCGGTTGCTCGCGTGATGACAGGCGCGGTACCCGCGAAAAAACCCGGGCATCCGCGGATCGGCGATCTGCTGTTCGAGGGCGGCGACGTCCATCCCGGTCGCGGGGTGGTAAATGCACGTCGCGCACGGCCGCGCCTGTACCTCGAATCCCGCGCGCGTTACTGGTTGGCGTCGCATAACAAACAGTGCCCGGCGCCGTCCTGCCATTCGTCGCACGCGTGCCCGGCGCCGTGCGCCACGGCGTCGCGGAGTTCCGCGAGCCCGATCGTGTCGAGCGTCGGCGCGAGGCGCAACCCGTCGCGCGCGAGCTCGATCGTGAGGCGTGCGCGGTACTCGCGCGTGACGAGCAAAAAATTGAACGCGGGAAACACCGTTGCGAGCCCGCACGCGCACCCGAGGACGAGGAACGACGTGTGCGCGACGGGATCGGCCGGGTCAATCGGCGCGCGGGCGATCCGCGTGTGCGTGCGCCACTCGTGCTCGTGGTCGCGCTCGGCCATCATGGCGTCATCCCTCCGCGTCGGCGTCGACGTGAAACACTTTCGCCGTGCGCAGATACCCGTGTTTCGTTTTGCGGACGTACCCCGCGTTCATGAGCGGCGCGATCCCGACGGATTGCCCGTTGACGCCGATGGCCTTGAGATCGACGGGCGTCTCGGTCGAGAGACGCGCGAGAAATTCCGCGCTCCGCGCGCGTTGCGCCCTGACGGTCGACTTTGACTTCGATCGGGTCGTCTCTTTCGATCGCCTTTTCGCGCGCCGGGCGGCGTCGAGCGCGAGCGCGTCGGCCATTACGGTCGACGCCGTGGCCGCTTTGCCGGTCGCCGCCGCGCCGCCGAGCATCGCGATCACGCGTTCGAGCGCCGCGACCTCGGCGCGTTTGTCGGCGAGGAGTTTCGCCAGTTTCGCCGGAATTCCCGGGCCGTGGCCGTTGGTGTCTGCGCTCATGTCGTCCTTTGTCGGCGGCGCGAGAAGCGATCGACGCGCGCGCGATGCGCCGCATCCCGGCGCGCGTGTGTGCGGGCCGCGCGATCGCGGCGGTCATCGGACGCCTCGGCCGCGGCGCGGTGTTTCACCGTCGTGAACGTCGCGAGCGGATCGCCGTTGGGGCTCGGGCGATGTTTGCGAAACCACGATTCGAGCGGCGCGTCGCCGCCGATCCCTTTGGCCTCGAACGCGGCGCCGAGGACCGCGAGCGAGATCGCGCCGACGCCCGGGACCGCGAGGGTCGCGGGCGGGATCCGGTCATACAGATCGCGCGTGGTGGCGACGTCGAGCGCCTCGACCGCGGCGGTCAAGCGTTGCGCCGCCATGAAATTGAAACAGGCGACGCTCGACAGTTGGCCGCGCGTGAACGTATCGCGCCCGATGATCAACACGGCCGCGCTCGCGCGCTCGCCGAGCTCGCGGGCGATCGTGGTCCCCAGTATTCGACTCGATAGATCCATGCGTCGCCTCCGCTGCCGACTAACCCTAAACGGAATAGAGAGGGTATACCAAATCGGTACGGGCCCATCACGCCCGAGCTCGACCGCGGCACCGCGACCGTTGTCAACCCCGCACCACGACGCGCGTAGCGGCGCCTGTCAGATCACACAGCAGCCCGCGCGGCGGTTGCGCGACAAATTGGTGATAGCCCTTTGGGGTCGCTTGCGGGCGCGTGTCGGCGGGACGTAACGTACGCGACATGTTCGTCACGACCACGACGCGATTCGCGACGGTGGCAGTCTCGAATCGCGGGCACAGAACCCCAAGGGAGGCCGCGAGATGTCACCGACGGCGGCGGCGCACTTCACGCACGAGGAACGGGCGATCATCGCCGCGCGCCGCACGCTCACGCGCGGCGATCAACGCGTGCTCGATCGCCTTACGTTTTGGTTCGTGGCGCATCGGCGCGCGGGGCAGTCGCGCGCGTCATCTGGCGTAAAAGCTCGATTACGGCCGTTTGGCCCTTCTTATCGACGGCGTGAAACATCCTGACGAGATCGCGTTCCTTCGGGTTGGCGGGCAACGTCAAGAGGGCCGCGAGATCCCGTCCGAAGGCGGTAGCGATCGCCGCGAGGGTGTTGAGATCACACCGTCGTTTCCCGGCGAGATAACGACTGACCCATACCTGTGATTGGCCGATGCGGGCCGCTAAATCCTCTTGGCTTGTGTCATAGGTCGCCATCCATCGCCGGATGACGCTGCGCACATGCGCCTCTAAATCGCGGGGAACCGGACCGTTGCTCATGTCCGGACAGTATACCAGTATGGAATACGACTAACTTCTTTAGGCGTCGGTAGTATCTCCCTATGCCGAGGCGGTCGCGGCGGTGTTATGCCGTTGTGACGCCAGCGGCCCCCAACGCGCGCCGAGCGACACCCGCGACGCGCAGTTGACAGCCTCTTGCTGCGGCAGTATAACGCTATGCCGTTATGGCAAAGCGTCCTCATGCACCACGGCGGCGGCGGCCTCCGACGCGCCCGCAATACCCGACGCTCGCGGCGTACATGGCGGAAACGGGGATGACGCAAGTCGGGCTCGCGCTCCTCGTGCACACGACGCAAGTCACGATCTCGCGCGTGCTGCGCGGTCTCCGCTTGCCGAAACCCGATCTCGCCGCCCGCCTCGTGCGCGTGACGGGGGTCCCGCTCGACGCCATCGTCCGCGAGTACTACACCCGGCAATCCCGCGATCGCGTGGCGTGAAATGGCCGCCGACGCGATCCGCATCGAGGCCGTCGACACGCGCATCGAGGCCGCCCTCGGTCGCGCCCGCCGCGGCGAGCTCCTGACGAGCGAGGACATGTGCGTGATCTGGCACATGTCGCGGTCGACGTTCGCGGCGCATTTGGCGCGCGGCGCGTTCGATAAATTCCGCGTCGTCCCGACCATCGGGCGCCCGCTGTTTTCGGGCGTCCTCGTCCAAAAGTTCCTCAATGGCGACCCGCTCTATGTGCCGACCTTCGGCCGCAAGCGAGGCGTACGGTGACGGCGGCGGCGATCGTCGTCGGCGTCCTCCTCGTCCTCGTGGCGTGTTGGCCGCGGCGGGTGCCGCTCACCATGTCGCGCGTGTGGCTCGACGCGCACACCGCCGACGAGGAGATCGACTATGACCAGTGATCCCCGCCCGGTCGCCGAACGCATCGCGGCGCCGACCATCGACATCCCGACCGACGACGGGCCGCATGACCTTGCGCCGATCGTCATTCCGCATACGCTCGACGAGCTCGCCGCCCGCAAGCGCGACGCGATGACGATCGTCGAGGCGCGGATCGACGTCTTGAAACGCGTCCGCGTGTGGGCGCTCCGTTCGACGTGGCCGCAAGATTTCGTGTTGTTTCGCAGCGACGACGGCCTCGTCATCGCGTATCTCGAAGATGCCGGGTGTGATCGCATTCGCCCGTACTTCGGGATCGAGATCGTCGGCGTGACCGAGCCCGCCAAAACGACGATGGCCGACGGGTCGTACTACTACACGATCCGCGCGGGCGGGATTTGCAAACTGACCGGCGAGATCCTCGAACCCGTCGAGGGCGGCCGCGCCTCGACCGACGATTTCGTCAAGCACGTCACCGACCCGCTCCAAAAGGATCTCAACGTGCGCAAGGCCGCGCGCGCGAGCGTCGACGGGATCGTCGTCCGCACGCTCGCGGGCGTGCAGTCAATCGCCATCGAGGAACTCCGCGAGGCGTGGCAGGGCACGACGAAACAGGTCGACCAGTGCCGCAAGGGGCGCGGGTTCGGCACCAAGTCCGAACGGTTCGGCGGCGCGCGCGAGGGCGATCCGACAGTCACGCCGCCCGAGTGTCCCGTGTGCAAGGTCGCGCTCCGCTACATTCCCGCGAAAGACAACCGGCCCGCGTTCTACGGATGCCCGACGTACACGAAACACCCGAACCGAAAAGTCACGGTCGACGCCGCGAAATGGATCGCGGATCACACACCGAAACCGGCGCCCGAGGCCACGGCGCCCGATGGCGCGGCGAATGCCGATCTCGACAAGGAAATCGACGCCGCGGATCGCGGGCGCGAACCCGGGCAGGAGGGGTGATGGTCAATAAGGCGCTCGCCGACGCCGTAATCAACGAACGCTGGACCGGGAGCGGGAGCGGCGATCCGTTTTGTCTATTCACGGAGGACGATCTCCGCGCGACGCGCGTTGACTGGCGCGCGGTCCTCGGGCCGGTCGACGTGAACGTCGCCATTGATCGAGAGATCGTCGCCGCCGACGCCCGCCGAGGCGTGGCATGACGCCCGAGGCCGCAACCGAAACGCCCGCGACGTTTGTCGGCCGCGTCGTCGACGAGTACGCGAATTTCCTCACGCGCACGCGGCGGCCGGTCGCGGCGCATCCCGATCGCGTCTATGCGTCGCAGTTTCGCGCGTGCGATCGGCAAATGGTGTACGAATTGACGGTCCCCGAGCGCGCGGCGCCGTGGCCGCCCGAGCTCCTCGCGAAATTCCGATTCGGCGACGACCGCGAACGCAACATCCTCGCGGACCTCGCGACCATCGGCCGCGATGCGGCGCCGCCATTTCGCGTGATCAATCAGCAGGAACGATTCACGGTGCGCGACCGCCGCGGCCGCACCGCGCTCGTGGGCAAAGTCGATGCACGCGTCGAGGTCGGCGGCCGTCTGGTCCCGATCGAGCTCAAATCGTGGTCGCCGTATCTCGTCGACCGCCTCGATCGATTCGAGGACGTCGTCGAGAATCCGTTCACGCGATCGGGCGCCTTTCAGTTGCTCACGTACATGCTCGCGTCGGGCGAACCGTGGGGGATCTTGCTCCTCGACCGGTCGGGTATTCCGAAACTCCTGGCCGTCGAACTGAGCGACACGAACCTCGATCACGCCGAGGCGTTCCTCGCCAAAGCCGAACGCGTCCTCGACCACATCGAAGGGTCGACGATGCCCGATTACATCGACGATCCGGCGACGTGCCGACGGTGTCCGTTCTACGGGCATACGTGCAACCCGCCCGCACTCGCCGCGGCGCC